CTGCGTATGACCGCCAACGTCGTCCCCGCCTCGCCGGCCCTGGCACGCGCTCTCCTCGCGCTGCATCGTGCGTTCTCCAACCCCTGGGGCCGCCAGAAAGCTCAAGCCCGCGAGATGTGTGGACTCGGCCCGCGCTCCCAGGCGGCGCGTGCGAGATACGGCGACCTCGCCGCAACGATCGCACGGCAGAAACTCAACCTGCACGACGCGCTCCTGCATGTGAAATTCGCCCGCAACATCGAGAAGAGCAAGATCGCTCCCAACCGGTTTCACCTCGCCCGGTATCTTGAGGCGATCATCCTGCTGCGCTGGCTGCGCCGGCATAACCCGCGCGCATACTACGCCATCCGCGACGCCCTCACCAACACCTCCACTATCGTGCCACGGAGCTGGTAGTGAGCACCCACACGATCAGGGCTGAACTGCTCCTTCACCCGGACAATGAGGATGAGGGCGAAACGCCGGTCTGGATCGAATACGACTATTCGCGCGGCTACACGCCGGGCGTGCCACCGGGAGAATACATGCCGATTGATCCACCGCAATCGGCAGAGGTGTCCTTCCGCAGTGCCATCCTGACCGATCTGGCGGTTGACGACGATCAACCGGAAGGACTGCAAGACAAAGCCGAGCAATGGCTGCTCGGTCCTGGCCGCGACTACGCCATGCGCTGCGCCGAGACGGATCTCCTCGCCATGCGCTCCATACACCTAGAGGACCGTCAATGATCCCCGAACATATGTTGAGCAGTGCCTGGTGTGAACAGGGTGGCGCCAAGGGCGTTGCAGATCGCGCCATGCGCCACGCTCCCCTGGAGAACAGCTAACATGTCCAATAACTACGAAGCCACCGATGTGGACGCACATCAGTTTCAGCCCCCGATCTTGGCGTCGGGGAAACTGGCCATCCCCCCCGACCGCGAACGTATGGTCGAGGCCGGCCTGCGCACGTTTCAGGAGCTGTTCGCCGAGCGCGACAGGCTCGCCGACGCGCTGCAGAAAGAACAGAACCGCAGCGGAATGCTGCAGGTCGAGGTCGACGCCAAGGACCGCGAGGTCGCCGATCTGCGCACCCGGCTGAGCGTGCTGGAGGTGCAGCGCGATCGTGAGCGCGCCGAGTCCGCCGTGCTCAAGACATTCATCTTGAACCAGCGCAGCCAGCTCGAGGGCATGGCCCAGCTACTAGAGGAACCCGAAACCCAATGAGGGATGCCGTCATCTTCACCTTGGGCGCTGTGGCCGGCACGCCGCTCGCCTATCTGCTGTTTCGCCTGCGCCGCCGGCGACAGCGTCGTTACTATGTCTAACCAGAGCGGCGTGGCCGTTCTGCTTAGCCAACGGAGGGAGAGCTCCTAAATGTTGAAGTTCTTACTAGGGAGCGCCGCCATCACAACGGCGTTGCTGCTAAGTCAGCCGAGCAAGGCTGACATTGTTGTTCTTGGTGGCCAGAACTGGGACACCACCAATGCTGCCACCCTGACCGTGACGAGTGCCGTTCCGGCAGGCAATCAGGTGGACAACATCCCTTGTATCATCTGCGGTGCTCACCAGCCGCAGCAACCGGCCGGGTTTGGCTATAACTTGTTCGGTAACACCGGCAACGCCAACACGGTCAGCTTCTTCTCGACTGCTGTGTTTCCAAGTCAGGGAGGTTCCGGCCTGGGTCTCGACCAGATCGGCACCGGCTACTCGCTGGCAAACGGCAGTCCGCTGCTGAACGCCATCGGTGGACGTATCGGCTTCACTGTCGGCCTCGATGTCAACGACAGCAGCCAGGCGCAGACACTTGAGTCGTTCTGGTTTCTCAACCTGACGCAGCACACGGTGTTGGGAGTGTTCTCGCCGGGACCGGGCGGGATGCTAATCCCGGACATCAACAACGGCACCGGGTTTCCGGACTACACCATCAGCGGGCTCACGCTTGAGGGTATCAACGCGGGCGATCAGGTCATCTTCTTCTCGCGCATCACGGACGCGAATGATGGTCCTGACTCGTTCTTCATCAACCCAGTGATCGTGCCCGGCCCGATCGCGGGTGCGGGCATTCCTGGCCTGCTCGCCGCGTTCGGCATCGGCGGCTTCATGTGGCGCCGCCGCAAGATCGCGACTGCGTAGCTTGCATACTGAGGCGCGGCAGTGACGAACCACGGCGTGGGGCCGCCGACCGCGTCAGCCCCTTGGAACATAACCATGAACATCGCCAACGTCCCACAGCCGGCATCCGAGAGCGCGGCGGTGCTCGCCGTCATCGAGAGGATCGCGCGCGATCCGTCCGTCGACATCGCCAAACTGGAGAAGATGATCGACATGCAAGAGCGCGTGATGGCGATGAAGGCGCGTGTCGCCTATGCCGCAGCGCTCGCGTCCATGCAGTTGGAGCTGCCCGAGATCACCGAGCTCGGCAAGATCGATATCGGTCGCGGCAAACCGCAAACCTATGCACGCTGGGAAGATATCAACGAGAAGATCAAGCCAATCCTCGGCAAGCACGGGTTTGCGCTCCAGTTCCGCACAGGTCACGATGAAAAGCAGATCGTCGTGACATGCATACTGTACCACCGGGAAGGCCATTGCGAACAAACCACGATGAACCTACCAGTCGATATGACTGGCAGCAAGAACCCGGTCCAGGCGGTTGGCTCTTCCATCAGTTATGGCAAGCGCTACACCGCCTCGGCGCTGCTCAACCTGACGAGTCGTGGCGAGGACGACGACGGAAAGTCGGCGGGTGACAGTGGCAAGACTATCTCCGCAGAGGAGGTGGAAAACATCAACGATATTCTGGCCATCATTGGGGACGAGAGCGTGAAGCCTCGACTGCTCAAGTGGTTGAAGAAGGAGCGGATCGAAGACATTCCCGCCAACCGTTACGATGACGCGATCGAGAACTTAAAAAAAATCAGGAGTTCCCAATGACAATCCAAACGGTGGATTGCATCCAAGGGAGCGACGAGTGGTATCGCGTTCGCATGGGAATGCCCACCGCTTCCGAGTTTGCAACCATTCTCGCCAAGGGACGCGACGGCGGCGCGAGCGTTACAAGACGCAAATATCTTTTGACCCTGGCGGGCGAGCGGATCACGGGCGAGCCCGCCGAGACATTTTCAAACGGCCACATGGAGCGCGGTAAGATAATGGAGGACGAGGCACGCGATCTTTATTCGCTGATGGCTGGCGTCGACCCCCAGCGTGTCGGCTTTATAATCAACGGCCCAAAAGGCTGCTCGCCGGACGCACTGATCGGTCACAACGGTATGGTCGAGATCAAGACCAAACTGCCTCATCTGGTGATCGATTGCATTCTCAAGGACGAATTCCCTCCTGAGCACAAAGCGCAATGCCAAGGTGCTCTATGGGTTGCCGAGAGGGAATGGATCGATATAGCCATCTACTGGCCTCGACTTCCACTGTTTCTGAAACGCGCATATCGCGACGATGGTTATATCGCAAACCTCGCTGGTGCTGTCTCTCAATTCAACGACGAGCTGGTGGCCACAGTCGAGCGCGTGCGTAACTATCAAAATATACAGGTGGCGGCTTGAGGGCGCCGCCGCCGATTCCGTTCTTTTACGACGGCGAGGTAATGCGCCCGAAAATTCCTCGCTTGGCAGATCGCTACTATGTAGCCGGCGAGAGTTACACCCTCGTGCCGCACGAGGATCGATCGTCCAAGAGCCATCGGCACTATTTTGCATCAGTCGCAGAAGCGTGGGCCAATCTTCGCGAACAAGATGCCGCCAGGTTCCGGACGGCTGACCACATGAGGAAATGGGCGCTCATCCGCGCTGGATATCGTGACGAGCGTTCGATCGTGGCGCCATCCAAAGCAGACGCCAAGCGCATCGCGGCATTCATCCGCCCCATGGACGAGTTTGCTGTCATCACAGTGATCGACGCCGTCGTCACCGTCTACACAGCCAAGAGCCAGTCAATGCGAGCAATGGGAAAGAAGGAGTTTGCAGAGAGTAAGCAGGCCGTGCTCGATATTCTTGCCGCCATGATCGGCGTGAGCGTGGACGAGCTCGGCAAGGCGAGGGCAGCATGAGACCGAAACCCACGACTGAACAATTGGAGCAAAAATTCTGGTCGCGCGTAGAGCGTGGCGAGGGGTGTTGGCTTTGGCGAGGTACTCGTCATTCGCGCGGGTACGGAGCGTTTTGCTTCCACGGTCAGAAGATCACAGCACACAGAGCGGCATTCCAGCTTACCTGGCCATCAATCGACATTCGGGGAATGGATATTTGCCATCATTGCGACAATCGCGTTTGTGTGCGGCCAAGTCACTTATTTCTCGGTACAAGGCAGGACAATGTAAACGACATGATGCAAAAAGGACGCGGTGCGGCTGGATCTAAGAACGGTCATTCTAAGTTGACGCACATCCAAGTCTCAGCGATTAGGCGCGATGTGCGTCTCCAGAGAGTCATAGCCGCTGAATATGGCGTTGACCAGGCAGTTGTCTCTCGTATCAAAAATGGCAAAGCCTATGTCACGCCGTGAATTTCCGGGAAAAATTCGCGTAGCCGCCTGGAAGCGCGCAGACGGGCGCTGCGAGGAATGCACACGAAGGCTGTATCCTGGCGACGCGCGCTTCGATCACCGAGTGCCCCTCGGCCTGACTGGCGAGCCGACGCTAGAGAACGCACAACATTTATGCCGCTGGTGTCACGATCGAAAAACCTTCGGCGAGGACATGCCGGCGATAGCGCGTGCAAAGAGGCGCGAGCGTGCTCACCTGGGCATCAAGCGCACCAAATCGCGGCCGATGCTCGGGAATAAAAATTCCGACTGGAAACACAAGGTCAGCGGTGGATGGGTGCGGCGATGAGCGACGACGAGCCCATCACCCTGGCCGAGGCGTGCGGTATCTTCCGCGGCACCCTGACTGTTGCTAGCCTGCGCGCTGAGGCAAGGAGAGGACGGCTATCCATCTTCAAGGTCG